ATACCTTCCTTAGCATATTTGGCTTTAGTCTCATCATCCATTCCATACCAAAATCTCTGCAATAATTGCCTACCATATGGATGATTCTTCATGAAATCTTTAGTAGCATCACTAGTTACATCCATGAAGCTTTTATCTGATTTAGGCTGATCTGATGGCTGATCTGGTAATGTACTTAATATACTTTTAGGAGGTTGATCTGGTAATTGATCCAATATAGATTGAGGCATTACCATTTACCTACATTGTCAATTAAATGCTGTATATTAGCTTCAGTAACTGGCATTTTATTAGTAGTTAAATAATCTGTAGCTCTTTGCCTAACAGCAGCAGCACTATCAGTAGATGGAGGTTTTGCAAGTTTAGGTTTAGTAGGAGCTACATTAGGAGTAGTAGTAACAGTTTTCTTAGCAGGAACTACTGGACCACCAAATATACCACCACCAGTTTGGGGAGTAACTTCTGTTGTAGTAATACTACCGGGTTTAGGTGCTGTAGGAGTTTCTTTAGTCTCTCTAGCTTCTTTACCACGAGCGGCAATATTAGCACCAGTTCTAGTAGCTATTGCTCCTTGAACATTCATTTGATTCTTACCCTGCGCGCCAATTTCTTGCATTCTTCCAGATATTCCTAAATTAATCTTATCTCGATCTGTTAGCATTCCAGATGAATAACCTGTATCATAAACTTGAGAAGGATCTTTCGGATTAACGAATATTAGATTTCCGCCCTTCTGTTCTTCTGCTTTCCAATCAGGGTTATTTTTAGAGAATATATATGCTTCAGCGCGATTATTAGATATTTCAATCTTTTGCTGAGCATCCTTATCCTTAACTAAATTCTCTCTCTCTACTTCATCTTGCTTTCTTTGATATTGCTCTCTTAACAATATATTCTCAGCTATTTGCCTCTGACCTAAATTCTGACTTTGCTCCATTTGGGCAGGTATAGCCATTTCCTTAGTCTTAGCCTGCCAATCTCCCATTGCTTGATTATATGGAGCATTCAATATACCTGAAGAAGTCTGATATGCAGCTTGAGGATTACCTTCAAATCCTATTGGCTGACCTCCAACTACTCCGGCAGGTCTACCAGTTCCCATACCAGCTAATATTGCTGCAATTCTTTGAAATTTAGAAGGCTGAAAATCACTTCTTTGTGGCATTTGACCTAAAGCACTACTATATGCCGTTTGAGCAGTATTAGATGGTTGGTATAGTTGCTGCCATTGCTGGTTTATTACATCTGATGGAGATGGGGTATTAGCACTAGGTAATGGCGCGGAATTAGATATAGCTGAACTATCCACACTACCACTATTAGGATTATATGGAGTAGGGTTCTGTTGCTGCTGTAATAATGCTAATAATGTTGGATCCATTTATCCCCCAAAACCTGGACCAGGACCATATAAATCGGACATACCTGGGCCATATCCACCACCACCGTAATCTATTGGTGCATAACTAATATTTCCATATCCCTAATTACTTGTATCTAGTGGTCCAGTTAATCCACCTTGAATGTCCGCCGCACTAGTTCCTGGTACTAAACCTTGTGGATAAGTAGTTCCAGGTTGATAAGTAGAAGTATCACCGCCACCGCCACCTAAATTACCTAACATATTACCTAATCCCCCACCACTACCAGCCCCAACCAAATTACTTAACAATCCTAACCCACTACCAATATTTCCCATTGCAGATTGGAAATTACCAGGTATATTAGATGCACTAATCTGATTCCTAATATTCTCAAGATTACCCTGATTCCAAGCATTCAATAGATTACTCTGTAATTGCTGCTGAGTATTAATATTCTGATTACCCATCTGGGTTAATCCATATGATGCTTGCAATTGAGCTAATCTATCTTGATTCGCTAAATTAGCAGATGTTAATTGGGCTTGCAATTGCATTTGATCATCAGCAGTCAATCCGCCTAATCCTGCTTCTCTCATTTGAGCATCTAATTGTGCAATAGCTGTTTGAGCTTGCGCGCCAGCTAATGATGCTTGAGCTTCTCCAGTAGTACCAAATTCTTTACCCTGTTGAACTAATTGTGCTAAATTAGATTGCGCTTGTACATTTTGCGCTCCAATTTGTCCAGCACCCTGAGAAGCTAAATTAGCAGACGCGACGCCAATATTACCTAAATTTCCACCACTTATAGCTTGTTGCCGCGTTAATTCATCTTGCATATTAGAATATACTTGTCTAGTAGGAGCTATAGCCGCAGCTATCATATTCTGTTTATCAGCATCACTAAATCCACCAGTATTAATAAAATTCTGATATGAACCTATAGCTTGATTTAAATCAGTAAAATATGGATCTACTTTAGCATAAAAATCTGGCCCTAACCCTTGAGCTAATTGTGAGTATCCTGCTCTAGTATCCGCGCCAGGATCTGTACTAATTCCAAATACATTTGGAGCACTTCCCCCACCACCTCTAGATATTAAATCTAATTGACCATTAGAAGCATTAGGAGCAGCATATGCACCATCTGGTAAGCCATACGTACCATTTGAAGAATAATATGCTATACCTGGCGCGCCATTTTGAGTTGCCCAATCTACTGCATCTTGACCAGTTAATCCTTTAGCAAATGCTTGAGATAATACGGATGCCGATGGTGTAGATACTGATGAATCTTGCCAACCACCACCCATATTAGCGAATGATGTTGATTGGGTAGTTGGTAGATTTCCTTGACCAGTAGTATTAACAGCACCTAATGCAGTACCTTGATTAGATGCATAAGGATTAATATAATTACCACCAGTATATTTATTTAATCCAGTTATACCACCCCATGTCTGACCTAGATTATTATTTTGCTGGTTTTGCCATTGGTTCATTTGATTCTGAAATTGATTTTGTAATCCTCCATATTGTTGCTGGGCGAATGTATTTTGATTCTGAATCGCTCCCATTGCAGCATCGTGATCTCCCATAACTTAGCCTCCAGTTTGCCATCGGGACTCATGGCAAGGAGTTTTAGAATATAAAATGGTGGACGGGGTGCCATATGGTACATATTAATTCTCCTCTGTAGATTTAGAGTTAGGCCATTTACCCCAATCAGGTTTTTTTAAATCATTATATCCTTTTCCATGCCATCGACCACTCTCTACAGCATGATATAAGTTATCAGATTGATCCCCTACATGCAAATGGAATGGATTTATACAATTTCTCCTATTACAGTTATGAGAAACCACAAATTCAGATTCCATTCTAATTCCATAAAAGCAATGAGCTACAAATCTATGAACTTTATACGTTTTCCCTAAAATTCTAACTTGTCCATAACCCCTAACTGGATCTGTAGTTCCAGTAAAAATCCAGCAACCATCCTCATTAACATACATTTTTCTAAGAATATTTTGAAGTGGAGTTTTATAATAACTTGTAAACTGTAAATCTATAAAACTACGTTTAACACCTTTTTCCTGACCTATCACTCCAGCCATATGTATATGAACCTTTCAATTACGATATTTTATAACCTTCTCGGAAGAGGTATATCGAATCCAAATAACTGAATTAGGTACAAGATAATCAATACAACTACAATAACTATAATCGCTCTCTTAAAGGGTTCTGGCATAGGGATATAAGTTACTATTAAATATACCAGAAATCCTAATATAGCTATTGATAGAATTAGGGTAATCATACCTAACCTTTATATATCAATATTTTATCTACAGGATCTTTAAACCCAACTTTTTTAAGATGCCTTTCCCAATCTTCATTATTTGCAGAGGCTTGTATAGTTAAATTATTCTTTCCTGCAGTAAATAATATAGCCTGAAACATTTTATGATAGGCTTCTAGTCTTTCCTTAATACTTCTACTTAAATCACTTATAGCGATTAATTCTGCCTGAATTTGAAGAGTACCGAATATAATTATCTCACCATTATCATCTACAACTACATACTTATCTAGTAATATTCTATTGTCAATAGGAAATGAGAATGATTCTTTATAATACTTTTCATGAATTTCTCTTAATTTATCTACATCATCCTCATTCATTAAACGAATAATACTCATTTATACCTATATGTTCCACTAATATTCAATATAAATCCTGATAATTGAGCATTTGTTACACTCGAGCCCGAACCCACAGTAAAAGGTATCATACTATTAGTACCCTGAGATACTACCATCGTTAATGCTAAAGTCGTATTATTAAAACCTATTGAACATGCAAAATTCGTACCAACTATACATGGGAAGGGTAATCCACCAATTTGGGCAAATGCAGCATTAGTGGTAGTAGGATATTTAATTGATGCAGAGAAAATAACAATATCATCCATTTTTAACCAAATAGGACTTCCATTGGTTACTGTAGTTATTGCTAAACCTGCTCCACTAGAATCATTTGGTACCCATATGCCTCTTGTTGATAATAAAATAGGATTTGAAGAAACTAAATTTCCACTACTATCAATAGATAATCCATAACTATTAATTAATTTTTGTAATGTATCAACTTTATTAATCAAATCAAGTATAGTTTGATATAAAGCTGGATTACTTACTTGGGTTGAAGATTGATTAAGAGAGCTTGTACTCATACTGGTGGGGTAGAATAAACCTTTTTAATGTAAGCTACCATTTTGCTAAGATCGAAATAACCATTATTTGGAACTTGAGATACTATGTAGAACTTTTGAGACATAAAATTAGTCCAAATCAATGGCTCATTACCCATTTTAAGAATAATTGGAACCGGAGCATTAACAAAACTTCTTCCATCACCTTGATTTACAATCGTAGTAGTAAAATTGACTGGAGTTGAGGAATTGCCAGAAACCTTACATCTAATGGAATTAATATGAATAATATTATCTTCCCCATTATTAAATAAATATGATTGGATATATGGAGATAATATAGTTTCCTTAGTTGCACTAGAACCATTATAAACGTAGGTACTACCATGCATATTATCATTAACTAATAGCTTGAAAGTACCACCAGTTTCCCATCCTACAAATGTCACTGGATCAATTGATGCAAGTTGAAATCCCCATACAGACCATTTAACAGCATCACTAAAATTCTTCCCAGCAGTATATGCAGTCGCGCCAATAAAACTATTACTATAATCACATAATAATAAAGTAAAACCAGTTTCCCCTCCCGCTGTCCCTACAGGAAACTGAGCCCCAAAATAAATCTTCTTATTTATGGTATCAAGTACAGGATAAAATTTACCAAAATAAAATTTAGTATTATCTCCCGGAGCCATAATCATTATTTTCCATAAATCAGCAATCTTCCATGTTATCTCCGGTCTAACGAATAATCCATTAAATGTGTACATACCAGTTTCATTACATATAATACAATATTCATAATTAACTCCCCCAGTATCTAATACCGTCATTACCCCATTAACAAATGCTCCACTTCCCTCATCTATAACTTGTGGAGTCCAAGTGGCAGGTACGTTACCATTATCTGTTAATGCTATAGTCCTAGTCCATTTGAAAGCATAACAAATATCGCGATATTCTTGACAAGCAGTAATTCCAAGTTCTAACGCGATACCTGTATAACTCATTATAGCTTGTGGTTCATTAGTATCAATAACGACATAACCATTTAAAGTATCAAATGTTTCTGGATCACCAACGTTACTAAATAATATAGTATTAGGAGTTAGTTTAACCGTTAAGGCACTGAAATTCGAACCACCAGTTCTTAAAGTAATTGTTTCAGTCGGAAACCCCCATATTACCATTCTATTATGATATTTGCCTATCCCAACTCCGCATGGTATTTGATCAAATATACGAAAAAGATAAGTTCCATCAGCCAACAAGGTAGAATCTGGAGGATTAATATCTACCGTAGTCGTAACATTATCTGCTACCCTAATCGCAAGAAAAACTGGTGGTATAATCTGAGTACCAGTAGGACTAACGGAAGAAATAGAATTAGATAAACTAACATAAATTCTTCTAGCAACGGTACCTGCTGGTCCTATTGGGAGAGAAACATTATGAATAATTTGATTTCCTGCTGTAATATCTATTCCAGGGGGATAAAAAGTAAGCGAAGATATAAATCCCGTATCACTTTCAAATGCTACTGCAACAGAATGATGCCCAATATCAGTAGCTCCACCAGCTATAGCTGTAATTGCCCATGCTCCGGTACTTGGTCTAGTACCTCCAGCAGGTCTAAAATTAGTCCCATCAAACATATAAATACTTGCCGCGCCGGGATTTATTCCAACAGTAGCATAAGAAAATGTAATATATGCCCTTCCATTTATATTAACATAGTCAAAATCTATAGGGGGAGAATAGAGTGGAGTACCTATATTTAATAATAAAGCTGAAGGATTCGTGGCTAATACTGGAGATATTTCCTGCTGAAAAAAACTACCATTATGATCGAGTCCAAGTAGAAATACAGTTGTTGTGCCGGAAATATTGGAAATATAAACTCTCTGACGAACCATGCCATCATTTCCAGGATAATCCATCGTCAGTGCTTGACGACAAATTACGGATGACTGATTATAATCAACATTCAAACAATCTGTAAAATGATCTTTTGGGCATGCACTAAAATCGCCACGTACCCATAATCCATTAAATGAATCTATCGTTATAGGTTGATGAGAATTTGGCATTCTTTTACCCTAAATTAAACTAATATCCTCTTATTTTAAATCTGGCCATAAATGGTCTTCTTCTAGTAGTTTGGGTTTGCCGATTCTTGGTATTTATTCCAAGCATTCTATCAAGCGCATTAGAAGCATCCCCGTTTAATACCCCAGCTCTATCTTCATTCTCTCCAATATACTGAGCAACCAATCCCGCAGTTCTGAAAGCGAGAGTAGTTCTTGAGTTAAACATTGGAATTACCGAATTTTGATCTAATATTAATAGCGCGGTATTCCCAATATAATTCATCATAACTTCTCTATTTTGGGTCGCGCCCAAAAATTGAATTTGCTGATTATTAAATGACCAAAATATTAGTGCCTCTACTAACTGAACATAAGGTGGAAGAAATTCAACTCTTGTCATCTCTTGAAAATCTTCCGCACTTCCTGCTAATCTCTCCAACAATTTTTGTGGTACTATTAAATCTTGAGGTAATGGCGGTCCAGATTCGAAAATTAATGTGCCACTAACATTAACAGGTTGACCCGGTTCAGTACCACCCCAACTCTTAATTCCAGCTTGAATAATTACAGATTTAGATTGTTCGTTAGCTATTGGAATATTATTATTCTGACATTCCTCAATCATTTCATTATATGCAATTTTTAGATATGGGAGCATTACTGCATAACTAAAATATGTTTTATTAACATCATTTAGTAATGCAGCAGAATCATCCATTATACTCCCTGCAGTTATTCCGCCAGTAGTTTGCATATCTTTACCTATGCTACAAAAGTTAATCCTAATTCCTTAGCCTTAACAGGATCATTAACAGCTTTACAAGTTCTGCATACAGGAAATGCTGGATTCATTAACTCACCACAAGCCTTACAATGAACCATCTCGAATGCTTTAGTATTCTCCATCCATGCTTTTTTTAAGCTCAATGTTTCTGCTGCCATTCTAGCATCATCACTAACTACTACTGGGCTACCATTAGTGCGCGCCCACATAATATCAGTCATATTTATTAAATCTTGGTACCATAGCTTTTGCATTGCTATAGCTTCAGCGATTTTATCTTTATGCTTTTCTTTAACTTCTTCCTTAGTTAACTTACCAGGAACCCAGAATATCGCAGGCTGCTTTATTCCTAATTCTCCCATTAGCAGTCCTATGGCATAATCGTTTATTATACTCTTAGCCATATCCATTGATGATACTGGAATTTCAAGCCACGGCTGGCCTTCTTCTAATTCCTTAAACCAGCTACCTGGGGTAATATGAACTACCTGAATATCATTAGGTTTCGCGGCAGGAATATGATATGTACCTGGAAATACCGTATAGTTTACTGATTTTATCTCCTTCTGATATCCACTTACTATAGTACTATTATCATAAGGATTTGGATTCATCCTAATTATTTTAGCCGCATTCCCACTTAAGTATCCATATCCCATCTAATTATCTCCATAATTTCGCGGTACTATTATAGCTTGATCATGTGCTAAACTATCACCCACATCAGTTTCATTTCCAAATAATTCTTTTTCTAATTCTTTTATTCTTAACTCCGCACTTTCCTTAGTATTTAAATCTTTTTCATCCGGTTTATATTTCGCGAGATTAGATTTACCTTGCGCGCTATAAACCGTATCTATTACAAATTCCGTAACTTCCCATTTTGGTGCTAATGGATTATGATCCTTATCCTCATAAACCCATAGAGGTTCATAAGTTAATTTTGCGCCTGGTAGTTCTTTAGCATTAATCTTTGGAACCACCACTAATCTCTCTAATACATACTTATGCTGAATCCATTGTTTATATTTTGGTACCTCTCTTACCTCTGGTATTAACAATGGGAATCCTTCATCTATTACATCTATCAATCTTTTCTCATACTGATCATCACTAAATACAATGCGCCAAATTGGGTCGCCAGTTATAGTATCGACCCCAAAATACTCTATTAATCTTCGATTGAGAGAATCTATAGACTCCATTTATTTTTGATGTTCAGTATGTTTAGGATGCTTCTCTTTATCTTTATCTTTATCCTTATCTTTATCCTGAACTGACTCTAATTTAACTTCTCCACTCTTTAATGATTCATTCAATGTATACAATTTATTCTGAACTTGCCAAAAATCTGAGAAATTAGGGGGGACATTCCCAAACCCCCCATACTCCTTCAAAACCTTATCAATTTCCTCACCATATTGATTAAAAAGGGCTCTCACATCCCCATGTACTTTAGCCAAATCATCTGATACATCTTTATTCATATACTAAACTCCATTCTCAATATACCATTTTGAGGTACTAGCCAGCCAAATTAGCTGCACAGTTCTATTCTGAGCCGCCGCAATACCTACTAAAATATTACCAGTAGTCCCCAAAGTTACTCCAGCAGGATCAGTTGGAATTATCCAAATTACCTGATTCTGACCAGTTCCGAATGGGGGAATAATAGTATTTATCGGGGTAGTTCCGCTAATTCTAATTACTTCGCCGGCCGTGATAAGTATAGTAGATGCTGCAACTACTGGTGAACCTTCTATTACTTTACTTACAGACCCAGGAATCATCTTCCACCTCCACCTGATGATTCTATTCGGCTTATTCGAGCCTCATTAAATTACTTCCCGAAATATTTTCCCGTAAGCGGATTAAAAAAGAATTCGGATGGTACATTAGTAACTGGAGCAACTGCTGTTAATACATTCCCAGTAGTAAGGAATGCAGCAGGTGCCGCGTTAGTAAATACCATTGCTAGTTCATGATACCCACTTACAGGTGGAACAATAGTAGCAATTGCTGTAGTACCTGTTACTATTGTCAATCTAGTACTAGGTGATACAGTAGCAGCAGATGCTAATGTTGTAGGTGTAGGTTGTAAATTACTCTGTACGGTGCTCAAATTCTGAAATAGAAGGTCAGGCATCTTTATTTCCTTTTCTCTACATTACGAAGTTAATAACCAGATGGAACCGTTAGTGCAAAAATATATGCACAAGCCGCTGGGTTCGAAACAAATGTTTGCATGCCAACAACCATGTAGAAGATATCTGCCGCAGCTACTCCTCCAGAACTACCTCTAATTTCAAATATCTTTCTACCATCTGTAGTGTAGAATCCAATTGGCAATATCTCACCACGACCCCATACATCATCTACGACAAAATCTATCCTAGTTTTATCCCAATTAAATGATGTTCTAACAGGCGCGCCAGCCATCTGCATAGATTCAAAATACATATTCAGTGATTCTTCTTTCGGCTGCTTATGAATAATACTCACAAGCTGACCAATCTCCTCATATGCCTGTTTCTGTGCAGGATGCATCCATGCGACTGGATTGAAGTTATTATCCAATCCTACTCTATTTCCAATCTTATTAATCGCTAATCTAGGCAATGGCAATGTCAGTAGAGTTGCATTACCATTAATTCCATTAGCTCTAATTTCTGGAGTTACGGCTCTGTTAAATCCTAGCCATGTTCCAGTAGATGCATTACTATGGTGATAGGGAACTCCAAACAATGCAGGCAATGATGTGGGAGAGCTTAATCCCATTGCTACAATCACATCCGTAGCTACTGCACCAGCAATTGAAGGAGTTACTTGAATAACTTTACCTTCAACATCCCAATAACTAATTTGCGCGCTACCTCTTAGAATTGTTAATGTAGCATCATATATTTGAACTGTTTGACCGAATCTCATTAACCGCGCGCCAAACCCATCTGTGGTTAATGTATATGTATCACTTCCTACGGGAGTATTTGCTGTAACTGTGGTAATAGTACCTAATTGACCATTACCGGGCTGCATCATTTGCGCGTCTAGTTGGCGCCTTAATTCATCTAATGCTGTAGCAGTTAATCTTCTAACAGAATTAACAATAGATTTTCTTTCATCATCTGTAGCCCACTGCGCGAGTTTAGTATACTCAATATTCTCGCTCATGAATACAGAAGTCAATACGGCCTTATCAAATGTCGGGCCGCCGCCACGACCCAAATCTCCTCCATCTGCACTAAAATATTGGAAAGATCCACCAGGTCTAATTTCTAATGGCACTCTCATTTGCCTATTTGAAATCTTTTCAACTTGTCTCTTTTTGATATTCGCGTAAAATTTATCATCCCTTTCAAACAAAACCCGAACCTTTGGGATGACCCTCTCCAACTCGAGAGCAGTTACCTGACTTTCTACCAGGGCTTCGTGTAAACCCCCCGGGCTTTCCTCTAATCTATTTTGAAAATCGCCGATTCTTTTAAGATACATTTTCTATCTCCCCTAACTTTTTATAGGCTTCATCATATGTGTATCCTAACTTTACATATGATTCAATGAGTCGTCTTCTTGGACCCATTATCCTAATTTGTGAATTATCCAATTTAACACTTTTCCAAGCTTCTAAGCATTCCCGGATTTTTGATTTTCTTCGGATAGACATTAGTGGATAAATTGTCATCATCCAACCGATAGCTCTATCACCATTTAAGAAAATTCTAAAGGAATCCTTATAACCTTCTTTTCTTTTATCATGAGAAATTTTGATAGACATACTTCTATCAACAATTGCTCTTACACGCTCTATTACATCTGAATCTGACATACCTAACCACATAGCTGGGCTTCTACCATTATTTGTGAGCCCAAAACTACCTTCCCCTTCCAAAATACCAGCCACCTAAGCAATTTCCTTAACAGTTATCATATCGAATCCCTTTGGTATGTAAATGGCTCATACCTTAGCCAATCAAATTGAACATGGTATATTATGGCCTATACCTTGGCCTATGTTGTTACGAATCTAATAAAAATTGGAGTTACTACATTAAGTACAATCGCGGTTGTTGAAGGATCTAATGCTAACGATGTATGATCCGTTTTATGCATCGCTACCCCAGTGTCAGAATTAGAACCTTTTAGAATTACCGCAGTAGTATTAGTTGGTTGTGGGTAAAATGTTATACCAGTTAATCCCGGTAGAATTTGAATAGTATTATTACCCGCAGCTAAATATATTAAGTAATTTCCTGCTGGAGTAGATGAATTACTTGCCGCAGCTATAGTGAAATTACTATTAACATCGCCCTGAAAGGTTATTAAAGTTTGGCGCGTGCTTATAATGGACATTGTATTAATCCTGCATAAGATAATCAATCGTCTTCATTCCCCTAGGAATCTCTCCAGCCTTCTTATTACCTTCACTTCTTTCCCTACTTACTGGAGCACCCTTTGGTAATGGAGACCTATCATCATCTTTATTCTTACCATTTCTAGCCGCCTGACCTTTTAATGCATCAGTCTTAACATTATTAATAATCCCAGGTAGTACCGTTCTAGCCTTACTTAATAGAGCATTTCTTAATTTGTTCTTACTATCTTGACTAAAATTATTATTAAACGCATTAGTCCATAATTTGTCTAGTAATGATTTAAATCCAGTATCAGTCTCTACAGCTTCTCGAATCTTACCCATTACATCATTAATTGCATTTCTCTTAACATAATCTGTCATCATTCCCTTACGGTCAATATGATCTTCTACAGCAGCCTTAATAGTATTCATTGCTCTATTTGATACATCTTCCAATGCAACATCATATTGCTGTCTTACAAATCCTTCTCTTTCCCTTCTTAAACTATTCTCAGCTTCATTATTCTGTACTGGCTGTTGAACCGGAGCTTGACCATTTGGAAATGCCCATTGATTTAATATTTGAGCCGCGGCCTTAACATTTTCATTATTATTTTGTCTACCACTATTATACATCAGTTGAGCTAGATTACCTACTAGAACTGATACTACTCTACCATGAGCTTGGGGATCTACTCTATATAATGAGCCGAGATAATCATTAGTAATTTTATTAAATGCGCGCTCATCAGTATTCTTTACTGATTTTAGAATATCTCCAACATTTCCATTCAGTAAAGTACTTTCAAACTTCTCATAATCCTGAACTCTTTCTTGAGCTTCCTTAGCATCTTGTATGGTCGGGAATATTTCCCTAAATTGCTGATTGCCATAAATCGCGCGCTCAATTGTGGGAAATTTCTTAAATAATTCAGGGAACTGCTTTAGTATCTCTTGCCTTTTAGGAATATTAAAGTATTGTAATTCACTCTCTTCATCTAATTTTATTTCCGGTTCTTTGTCTTCAGTTTCTTCATCCTCAGTTTCTTCAGCATCTTCTTTATCTTTTTTGTCTTCTTTAGCTTTTGGTTCATTTCCTGCTTCCGTATCAGTAATTACTTTTTCAGAACTATCATCAACATCTTCATCAGATGATAACAGATCTATAATTTCTTCTTTACCTAGATCGCTACTGGACTGTGGGCTGAGAATTTCCTGTGCCATTAGGCTTAGCTCCTGTATTCATTACTGGTGGTTTAGGGGGATTTCCACCTTGTCCCTGTTGCTGTGGTGGTTGCTGTGGTATATTACTCTTTAATTGCTGCAACATACTCATATGAACTTGTAAGTGAAGTAATACATTCTTATATCCATTAGGATTTTCTATCTTAGCTTGTCTACCATCTTCACTCACAAGCCATCTTCTAGTAACATCACCTTCAATACCATGATTATCTACTAGAAATTCTGGCATCACAGATGGTTGATCCTGACCTTGTTGCGCGCCGGGTATGGGCGCAGATTTTAGCAATAAAGTAATTTCTTCATATTGCTTTTCTCTATCATCCTCACCTGGTATATTAAAACTTCCCATTCCTATAGCTTGAGCTAATAATGGTAAATTCTCTGCAGATCCCATAGCCTCTAATATCGCGGGATTCTGCATATTTAATAAATTCATTATAACATCGCGCTGCTGAGCCCATGTAAATGGTAATTGTTCATCAGCTTCTAATTCTACTGAACCAATCTTACCATCCATTTGAGCTTTATGAATTATAACGTTTATAAATCCGTCTCCCTTCTGCTTCACTAATCTTTCATCCTCTAACATAGTTTTAATATATGCTGGAATTACTTTCGCGAATATATTTTTCCACCAAAATGTTAACATCTTCCAGGGAGTTTGTAATCTTTGTAAGCTTTGAGCCCTTGACATTGCATATTGTGCAGCAGTTCTTGAAGATGATGATTGATTGCCGCCATACAGACTTGGCAAAGCTCCACTTACGAACTGACCTAATTCCTGAATCTTTTCTCCAAATGGTTGAACTTCTTGGCTTAATGTAGCAGTTTTAACTTCATAGAACCCATCTGCTATTCCTTTACCCGATTTTGGCCTAGCTGGATATATCGCACCAGGTATAGCCTCAGTTTGTCTATATTGTTCAAAATCTAATACTGAAGGATCTGCAAATGTTTGAGGGATACCATGCTCAATAGTTTGTAGAATTAATGCAATTAAATCGTTAGTTATTTCTTGGACCGATGTAAGTAGTAATCCTAGAGGATCAAAATGAATATATTCACTTAATGGATTGTATGTTAATGTCCAGCAATCATCTAAAGCTTCATTCTCGGCTTCTGCAAATATCTCGTTTATGAATACAGTTCTACATCCATCAGGGAATTTCTTCTTTAACTTACTTCGCATATCTTCATCTGCACATACCTCAAATGCTGCGGGTCTTAACCAATTCATCCTCACTGTAGGAGTATTAATGGGATATTCTCCAAAGTATTGCGTACTTAAACGACCCCATCTCTCATATGGATCATATCCGCCGCCGCTACCTGATCCTATACGAGCTATAATCTCGGGATATTTATCTCTCAAATCTGGATATTTCTTTAATACATTCGCGAAATGAGTCTCATAATTTAAGGATAATACAGGAACATCTTCCTGCTTCATGCAATAATTCGGAACCTTAACATATAGCCCACCATAAATATCAATGCATTGTCTAGTTTTCGGCTTCTGGGTAATTCCAGTCATTCTGGTAACTACAACCTTATCTATCTTAAGTTCTGGATCTACATCCATCATACATTGCGCGCATGGTAATTTTCCATCATTCTCAATCATATCATGCAATGCTACATCATCATCTCCTGGCATATACTCATCTATCTCATCATCCTTTAATTCTATATCTTGATCTGTTAAATCATTCCCGCATCTCGGACATAATTTCTTCTGAACTTCTTCCTCTACATCTTCATAATCAGGAGTTTCTACCAAACCATATTTAACATCTTCTTTAGGATAATTATATGCCGCGATCATCCCTTGTGTGCAATAAATATATAATGCCCTACACCATAATAGTGGCGCGTCGTTATGTTTATATATCAATTCTGCTATCTTAGTTCCGCCCTTAGCAGTTTGAACATCCGATATATTATCTGCATCATCAGGTATACAATGAACTGGTGGAACTGTAGCACTCATTGCAGCTATAATTGTTTCTAGAAATGCGCGAAATACATTTATTGGCTTATCATAATATGCTGCATCGCCAGTTACGGAATTGTCAGACTGGTTGTTAACGTCAAATACTCTCCAATCGTGCGCAACTTCTGACCAATACAAACGTTGATATCCGGCCCAATAATATTCCATCTTTTTCCACAGCCGAATTTGTCTCTCCCTAACCATACGATCTTCTCTATCAAAATATTCTACTACATCCTTTAAAGCTGTTTGCATCTCATCCGAAATCTGATTCTTAGCCATTAGCTTATAATCTTTTTCTCTTGAGCAAACTTCTTAGCTTCTTCGATAGAAATCTTCTTTATTTTAGCAAATCCCTTTATTACATTATTCTCTATATTGACTCTATGCATTCTATGACTTTTATCTTCTCTATTATTCCAGAATTCCAGTATCTCTCTAATTCTTTGCTGCCTTCTAATTCCCATTAATGGGTATAAAATATTCATCCATTCAACAGATAAATCAGAACCATAAACCCTAAAAGTATAAGTAGTTTTGAATTTTCCCTTTTCCTGCGCATAGATATTACCCGTCCCACCTAGAATATTCGCAGCATTTTCTATAACATCTAAATCGGTCATGCAGACTGCAATTATTACAGCGTGACCATTCCCATGATTTAAATAAAACGAACCTTCTCCTTCTAACAAACCTGCTATCCAAGCTATTTCTTCTCTAGACTTATTTATCATATCTTTAACTTAGATATTCTAGGTTCACTTACACCTAATCTTGGCTTTCTATTCTTTAATCCAAATTGTCTAATACGCGGAATATGAGCTATTTTATTCTGAATTAATCCACCTAAATTACTAGGCGCGATATTCAATCTTGGTCCCATAGGTTTCATTGAACCGAATCCATTAGCCATTATACTGCCATCCTTGAACCATTACCATTATTACCATTTCCAAGATTACTACCATTATTCTGCTGTTGCATTAATTGTTGAAGTGCTTGCTGAGCTTGCTGCTGAACTTGTAATGGGATTTGTTGCTGCAATAATTGAGGACTAGCTCCCCCCATCATTCTAGTACTCACATTATTTAATGCCTGTAATTGAGAACCAGTATCTGTTGGAGTATTTCCATTACCTCCCATTATTGGTCCTAATTGTGGCGTAGAACCGACAATTTGTTGCGCGGGGGTTCCTGTAAATCCATTATTAGGGGCATTTCCATTACCTCCTAATGTATTCACAATTGGATTATTATTTGATGGAAGAATGCCTTCATTAGGACTACTAGAACTCATCATTAATGGGATATTTTGTAGGGGTGGCGGGGGATTATTGGGATAATATACAGTTTTAGGATCACCAACAAAATTACTTAATACTCCTGTATTAGGATTTGCAGGTAATGGCGTACCAGTCTGACCAATTCCACCTTGCAATAAATTCTGCAATAACTGATTACTTGGCGCGGCTGGCATATTAGCAGTATTAGGATTAAGATTAAATGCACCAGATTGTAATGCTCCTAGCGCGCTTCCCTGATTACCTAATGCACTCTGATTACTACCAGAAAGATTACTTCCAGCTTGAGCTAAATTTTGCTGATTTTGTTGATTCTGCTGATTTTGCTGGCCTAAATTACTCTGATTACTTGTATCAAAAGATGTAGCTGGTAATTGTTTTTGTAATATATTCTGAGATGGCGCGCCAAAATTAGAGGTACCAGCAAAATTACTACCAGTACTTCCACTAAAATTACCACCTATACCGCCAGCATTTGCATAATTAGGCATATTATTGTCCTAAAAGACTAGGATTAGAATTAGATTGAGTCGGATTACCAGGTTGTGGAATCATAGATTGATTACCCATTCCTTGGGCTCTCATTTGAAGTAATCTTTGCAATAATGGATTACTTGGTGACATCATATTAGGCTGCATTCCAGTATTATTCATGGGCATAGTTGGAGGCATATTAGATGGTGGCCCTGAAGAATTACCCATAGGAGATTGTGGTAATTGTTGCGGTTGCATCATTGGTCCCTGCATAGCAGGTGTAGGAGGTGGAACTAATCTCTGCATAGCAGGAGGATTAAAATTACCACCTGGAGATTGCAATCTATTAAAGAAATTTGGCATAATCGGCTTCGCCTCATTTATTATTAACGGGCTTCAACTTATTCTTATTAGCAGTAGCATAAAATATCTTCTTCCAATCTCGCGCGCCATAAGTCTTCTTCATACTTGCAGCTACTTTATCTCCATGCCCTTTATAATATTTATTTATCGGCATTCTTTATACCTAGCTCAACTTCTAAACCCTCTACATCTTTATCATTACCTTCACCATGCATTCTACTAAATCTTTCTCTATCCTCTTTCTCTAACATAGCTTTCTGAACTCTCCAGGGAGTAAAATTAGGCATTATAGGTTTATGCTCTTTAATTTCTTCATGAGTTACTTCAGGAATTGCAATTAACTTATCTACCAGATCCATCTTTTCCAATTTCTCTTTCTCAATTATTAATTTAAGATATTCACAATTCGGGCATAGTTTAGATTCTAGTAATCTATCATAACTTTGATTATAATCCAGTTTAAAGAGGATATAATCTACTAATGCGTTCCAGATCTTAATGAGTCCTTGCATAATAACCATTCCTAGTCCCGTGATATCTAGTTATAGGTAAAATTCTATCTTTAGATTCTAATCTTCTCATATTTCTATAAAATGCTGTCATATCTTGTGATACTTCATATTGATTAATAACTGATTGATGCTCTTCTAATTTCTTCTGTTCATTTGTCGCGGATTGAAAGAAATTATCTGCCGCGTGTAATAGCATCCTTAACATGTCATAATGATCATCTCCGTCAAACTCTGCTACATCCTCAGGATTATGCTTATCATATGAGCATGCTTTAATTGCTTCTATCGTGTATTGACATTGCCGAAATATTTTTAGCCTAGGTATATTATCTTCTGGTTGTTGTATTATAAAGGAATTTAGGTACGATTGATATATCTGAATGCCTTTATTACGCAGCAACCATTCGGCTTTTTCAGCATTATAGGGTTCTATTTCTCTCTGAGGTATTGACTTTAATCTCCATCTTAAATATTCATGTACAAGCATTTTTCCAGCTATGCGATCCTTTTCACCAAGCCTTAAAGTTTTTCCTAATGCATCACTTACTTGCTCTAATATAGTATGGGGCTGACCCCTATGCTGTGCTGCGGAATGGCATATTATTATATCGTTAGGATTTTCTATATCAAGATAATGTTTTACCTTTGGTGCCCACTCCTCTATTTTCTCCTTATGAAAAGTCTGTTCTCGATATAAGTATAAATTATGATTAGGCGAAATTGCTCCGTATCCTATCGCAGTATAAGCTACGTAACCCCAATCTATTGCTACTATTCTAGGCCACCACTTAGGAACTTCACATTCCTCAATAACATGAAGAGCATTCTCAGGTTCAGTAGGATATCTACGATCTCTAAATTCATCGAACACTTGGCCTTGATAACTATCCCACGATCCAAATTTCTTAGCTTGTCTCTCAGCTTCAGGCAATGCCTCTAGAGAGTTAGTATATTCGGGATCTATGTGTGGATTATCTGCTAATGTTGCATGTATAAATATTCTCTTAATCCCACCACGACCAACTATAATTCTACCACCATTCCTATCAGGCTTAATAAACCGCTTATGAACCCATACATGGCCTATATTACCAGGCATTCCTGCTGCGCGAATAATGGCGGGTAGTTTAGTAGTAGAAGTTCTAACACGAGTCATTGCTATGTAAAGATATTGCCATTCAGTAAATGATGTAATCTCATCGGGAGTAAATAAGTTCACTTCCATTGAATCGTAGTTATGAACGTCATTTTCATTCTCACAATGTCCCAATATTATAGCCGCGCCAGATGGAAACGTCCATGTCATATCCGTTTTATTAAAGGTCGCGCCGAACTTAGGATATATCAATCTAGTTCTAGGAACAATTTCATTTCTTAATTCTGGAAATGTACGACGCATGAATACTTGTTTAAATCTTGGATCTTCATGCCAACCATTCGTAATTCCATACATTAATAGAACTTCACTTTTACCAGAACCAGCACCACCCCCATATAATGCTTCCTTAATACTAAGAGGAATAGCTAAAAACTTTTCTTGCTTGATATTTGGGAGCCATTGATTCTTATCATTGAAGGGCATTAATTACTCATGCTGAAATTCAAATTCTTCCTTATTATGTTTCAGTAAATAATCAATCATATTCATCAAAATATTTTTGTCTTCCCTAAGTAATCCCAAAGCAGTATTACAATTAAAACATAGTAAGCCACGGATTTCATTGGTCTCATGATTATGATCTATTTCTAGGGCTCTACTATTAGTTCCCCCACAAATAGCGCATAAATTATTTTGACTTTCTACTAATTTGTTATAATCTTCTAAGGAAATTTTGTAAACGCATTTAAACCAAGTATTCCTAACACTATCAGGATTACTTTCCCTATACTTCTTCCTATGACCAACCTTTCTAAGTCTATAACAAGCTTTGCAATAACCAGATCTTGTCCCATAATTATCCCAAACTATATTATCTTCATTAATAATACAGTTACAGGATTTGCAGGGCTTAGTAGAAGGAAATCCGCGCATATTAAGATGCTCCCGGAGTAACTTTCTTTTCATCTAATATCTTAAATTTAGGGCTAGCATTATTATCCGCCACAGCTATCCCGCCATGTTCAGTGGATTTCCCTTTGTTACTTTCTAGAAGAATATTATTATCAAACTTAAGGTTTTCGCCTTCTTTGATATCAGCCTCGGATAATAATATATTTCTCCCATGCGTTACAAATATCACAGTATCTGGAGATTTATTAAAGAAATACTTATTGAAAAACGGAACGTACTTTTGAGCCCAATGATTTATGGATTCACCACTTGGTATTTTAATATTGGGATGCGCGATATAATACTTTAATTCCTCTACATTCTTCCTATTAGTTGGCTTCCTAATAAATGCACCAAGATCTAACGGCAATAAAGCCTTATTCCTTATTACAGGAATATTTAACGCTTTACCTATAACATTCGCTGTATCTGTAGTTCGAGATAATGGAGATGAATATATTGTAGATGGGTTGAACACCTTAACTCTCTTCACAATTTCTTGAGCTTCTTTAATCCCTGAGGGAGTTAATTTATCGTCTATCATCCCATGGAATTTTCCCTCACCATTTACAGCATCCCCATGTCTGACCAATATCACACGCATATATTAATTTATGAAACTGCAAAAGTAACCGCCCCACCAACTATAGTAACTGTTATAGCAGTAGCTGCAGATATATCATATCCTTTAGTAGTATTCTCTATACCAGATGTCAATCCAGTATTTAATCCTGCTCCTACTGATGAAGCTTGATTTGACGATACTACTTGTAATTTATTAAGATCTAAATCTAAATAAAATTTTTGAACATTATTTAGAGTACTAACCCCAACTCCTAAGCCTGGTCCTACCTTAACATTCGTTCCAGTAAAATTAACTGTACCAATCATTTTTCAATCTCCTTTGAAATTAAATTAGATTAGATTAAATTAGATTAAGTCATACTTTCTGCCTGCACGTTTAATTTACCTTGAACTCTAGTTCCACCAGCCTTTAATGTAATAGTAACTGTGCTATCTAAAGTACACACCCATGCAGGATATATCGAGTTTAATCCAGATTGAGTAATATCTAAATCAAAATTACCATCATCAATCTGTAATCTCCCTATTGGAGCATCTGAATAAGAGAATTGAATACCATGTATTGCCCATCTATGATGTTCAACTTTCTCTAAAATAATTACCGCATCAGTATTCACATTAGGGATATTAGAGAATCTAAATATTTCTGAACTAGGTAGCGCGCCTTTTCCATGAGTTCTAGTTAACATATATTATTCTTAATTAACATGATTATAATTAATATAAGGATATATATAATCAGTTCTATTTATAATTATATCTTTAAAATCCTTAAATAGAATTAATGAACTAAAACATTGAATACAATTACCATAACTATTATTTAGAATTCTTCTATTAGTAATGAAATGGCATCTTGGGCAAATTACTTTAATTTCACTATATGGGGGCATCTTAATTTAAATTAATCTAAATTAACTTAACCTTTAACTCTATTCAGTCTTGGATTTTTCTTCCTAGCAGATTTAGATGCATTACGAGTACTAGATGCTAATATAGCTCCAGCATTCTTAGCTGGTATACCTTCTGTCATTGCTATCTTCTTCTGGATATTTTGAAACCCCGGATGCTTCATTGCCATTTCTTATTTCCTTTAGATAATGATAATTTGTGGCGCGCGCTTTTAATGCTATTAGTATTATTAGATAATGAATTAGCCTTATTCTGAACTAATGAGTTTAAAATAGAAGGCTTCATCATACTTGATACTTCATTTGGCGAACCTTCTGCCTTAACTTTCATCTTAAATTTCATGGTATTTATATAACTTCATATCTAACTTATATTCTCGCGAAAGTGCCGCGCGATATAATTAATAAACTATCTATCCTAATATCTAATTTCAATAATTAACTTCAATTAAATCCCCGCTCGAAGACGAGCGCGCTCTTAAAATAATCTTAACCTAAAATAAATTAATATAAGATAACTAACCTAAATTATTCATTAACCTGAATAATCTCATAATCATCCTCCTCGCGCATCCTAGGCTTATATACCATTACATTATTCTGAGTATTATTAGTTATACTAACTTGAGGCTCCATATCAGAGATTATCCCTGACATACTTTTAGCTACTAATGCTAATTCTGTAGCTCTACTAGAAGCTAATTTATCATCCGATATATGATCCATAGCTCTCATCATAATCTTTCTGGATTTAGATGTAATTCCTAACTTAACACGATTATTATGTTCTACTAGCTCTTTATTTCTTTGATGGTAAGTCTTGGTAGAAGTAGAACCATTAATATATGCAGATATAGATGATTTGCTTATATCGAATACTTTACTTACCTCATTAACATTACCACCATTGATAACCTCTGCTGATATAATTTCCCTAATGACTTGAGGCGTTTCAATGGCATTATTTCTACCTAACTTATTTTTAACTTTATTTGAATTAGATAATCTATCTAACTCAATCTGAAATTCATTATCCTGAACAATTCCAATACTCATATATCTTCCTACATATTAGCTGATTTCATAAGCTAGCTGGAGCTTAAGTGCCTGGACCCTTCCCGCCGAGCACATCTTAGCACAGGTTAGCTCCCGAGTCAAGAGAAATGAACTTCTCATTAGCTAAAATTATGAAATTAAACTGAACATATTTTTCTATCATATTTTTCTATCATACATGTTTGGTTAATATTCCGCGTCCCCATTGATGGATGAGACTCTATACGGGGCGGTATAGGGGTATGTAATGTGTAGTAACTCTATCGGCAATAGGATTGCATGTTAGAATTGAAGAGCGCACGAGTTTTCATTATAATCTTTTGATAATCTATTTACTATTATTTGATTGACATGATTATCTGCCGCGATTATGATGTAGTGAATGGAGGTTAGATATGTTGCTATTAGGTTTGATGATTGCGGTCGCGCTAATTCTCATTCTGAAGGGTTGGTAGGATTATGAAAACGAAGCTTGTGAAGTGCCTTATCTGCAAGAACTGGAGATTGAAGCTCGATGGTGACCATTGTGGAGTTTGCGGTGCCGCGAAATTACATGTTGGTAACAGAACCATGCATATCAATCTCGTAACCAACCGAGAGATTGTAGGTCCGCTACCAGATTATCGGAGATTGAGTGAAAGGCAATATCTACAAATCGCGCGAGTCTTAGCAGATTAGTTTTGAAATATCAAAATGGGGTTAGGTGTAAAAGCCTAACCCTTTTTTTATATTCATTATCTGATTTTGACATTTCAAAACCTTAATCTAGATAAAAAAATAGGTCCGACTCTCATATACTGAGATATCGGACCTTTTGAATTACTTTTTTAGAAGCGGTAGAATTTTCTCTATGATGGTTGCCAATTCTACTTCTGGCCCCCATAGCTTATGCAAATCCTTTATCATCTGCATAAGTATTTCTAATTGTTCTTCAAACTCCATTAAACGCTCGCTACCAATGCCTCAGCTTCTGCCTGAGTCTTTCCGAGCTTAACCAAATCCTTAATCATTCGCGCCTTAACTGTCTCACGAGCATTAGGATCCGGCTTAGCCCATGCAATAGCTTCCTGATACGCAGCAGATCGCTTATTAGCCTTCTCTTTCTCGTTAGCAAGCTCAAGGAAGTTAAATTCAGCGTTAGTAGCCTCTTCTACAGATTCAAAAACGCGATATTCAAAAGTATATTCCTGTTTATCTTTCGGTTGCGGTTTCCCGTAGGCGGTCACTACCTTAGCATTGGCTGTTTCGTTCTTCATTTTCTCACCCCTTTTAGAATCGGCTTGATTGCCTATCTACAAACCAGTCTACAGGAAGCCCTAGGACTTGTCAAGCATTAATTTGGGTAGGCTGAAGTTCAGACCCTAGTGTGTCTCTCTCTGAGGTAAGCTAACCCCCCAATATCCGACCCTCGACTGCCAACAACTTCCTTACGAACTTTCGCAAGCATAAGACGTGCCATTTCGGTATTGTTCTTTTTTCTCCAGATTTTTTTATATTTTTTTTTTTTTTGAAGGTAAAATCGACCCTATACCATAATAATAATAACTAATACAACCATAATGGCATGTTTTATGCTTCGATTCCTGATGGCATAAGTATTTCATAAGTGTCCACTTCCGAGGGCATTGACACCTGCCAAAGTGTCGTGTAGACTTAACTCAGAGAGACGGACTAGACTCAGACCCTAGACCCGACTTGGCACCGAACTTGCCTGGAGCACATTATGAAACCAATTATGAAACAGCCAAAATTTAGACTTCCGAAAGGTAATCAATCTATATCATTTACAAATCAAGTCACGCTAGATATGATACGACATCGCGCGGGCGAAATGGAAATTTCAATATCGAAATTAGTTCAATGGGGGATGGAATTCTTTTTAAAACATGAAGAATCGAGAGAACATATTAGGCGCATGAAATTAAACAAGGAAATATTTACAGAACTAAAAGGATAAGGATAATGGCAAATAAATCTAAATGTGTTTCGCATCAATATCACAAGTATTATAAAGTAGAAGTTAATGGGATTAAGGTTTGGGCATGTTCATGGTCCGATTGTAATCATCATATGCCTAAGCATTATGAGAGTATGGTAGTAGGAAAAGGATCATATTGCATGCAATGTAATGAGAAGATTATTCTTGATACTGAGAATATGAAGAATGATATGCCAATTTGTTACAATTGTAAACATGGTAAATTAGATACAACATCTAATCCTGAATTGGCTAAGATTCTTGGTATCTAATATGTGGTCTTCATATTGGTCCAAAGTATTTAATGGTCTTCAGAATAAAGATAAAGATAAGACTAATTTTGTATCATTTATTGCTGCGATTCGCGGTTTAGATTCTGTATCCGAGTTTATCGTTAGTAAAACTCATGAATGTTATGAGAATAATTTATCTCCGGATGATTCGATTGAATATCTTTATAAAGAGTTAAAGGATAAGGCGGTCAATTTAGGTTATAAGTTTCATTGAAGTTTGAAATTTGAAAATCCTAATTTTGGCTGTTCAAGATTAGGGTTTTGAACTTTCAAATCGGCTCATTCGAGCCTCATAAATTAGACTTACGAATTCCTTACTTGACATTAAACTGCGCGCCAGATAGAATCATTAGTAGAGGCTAAATTGAACCATCCATTTGTATTAAGCTGGCATGATGTTAACCATTGCGCGAAATGTAAGTTAGATAAAATCGCGCATACCGAGCATGCAATATGTGAGATATGTTCTAATGAGACATCATGTGATTTATTTCCCGCGCCGGATCATCCTAAAGCTATACTAATGTGCCCCATATGCATTCAGAAAGAATTAGATGCTGCGCGTAAAGCTTCTGAAGAAGATATTAAAACTGTAGGAGAGATTCGTGTTCAGGCAATGAATTCAGTTATTGAATGTAGGGCTCAATTCTTTAATGCTCATACTTCTGCTATAATGCAGCAGAAGGAAGAATTCTATAACTCTAATCCTGAATTATCCGATGAAGTTAAACGATATAAATTTAGTGAATTATTGAACGAACAAATTCAGAATTATAAGCGCGCTTTCTTTGAAGTTAATGAAACTGCACTTAAAATCTCGAATGAAATGCGCGCTACCATAACCTATCTAGCAGATTTCGCGGACCAATTAACTAATGAGCAACGTGAAAGACTTCAGATAGCTAATATTAACTTTAATCCAGTTCCGATTAAGGTTAAAGATGTTAAGTTACCATTAGTTAAGTTATCTAAGGAGGAACAAACGATTAGGAATTATGCTACATTAATGAAGATTTCTGTTGAAGATGCTCGTAAAAGGATATTAGGTAAATAATTAAGGAGATTAATTAAGATGGAAAAGATTTATGCCTGCAATTCTACTGAAGAAGTTTATGAATGTAATAGAGCTAAGATAATCGCGGATGTTCAATCTTATTTTAAGTGTACTCAATTGCAGGCATTAAATAAGATTCTAGATAGTGATATTAATAATCCGATTCAGATTAAGGATATTCAGATTTGGATAGCTTATGAATAATTTTCGATTAATTAAAAAGGAGAATAGAATGCGCGTTAAAGTAGAGCTAGAATTGGAAGTAACTACAGATTATACCGAAGTTAGTGGAGCTACAAAGGAGAATTTTCAGGAGCATGTAGAGATAATGCTTAGACATTTATTCATCTCAGAAAGCGTGGGAGATTTAGATTATATTTGCGTGATTAATAAGATTGAGTTTCCAGATTTAATCAACAAATAATTAATGATTTATACTTCCCATTATCATTCATTTCTTTATATATAAATAGAGATAATGGGAAGAATTAAGTTATTAATTCTATGATCCTAAACCAAGACAAAACAAATATGACAAATAAAATGACAAGAAAAGAAGCAACTGAATTTGCGCGCCAGATTTTACATGATAATAATTTAGATGATTGGGGCATTAGGTTAAGTACGAATGATCGTTTTCTTGGCCTATGTTCATATAAAGATAAGATTATCTATCTTAATGCTCATGCCCTAGATATTCATCCATCATCTGAAATAATGAATACTATCCGTCATGAAATAGCTCATGCTCTATGTCCAGGTCATATGCATGATGAAGTATGGTCTGCTAAGGCTCGTGAACTTGGCTGTGATAATACTTCTAAATGTGGTCTAGCTCTTAATCCTATAGCCATAGATGCCATTCGTTCAGGTCATATGATTGAAGTAATTGAAGAATCTGAAGTAATTCGTAAGGTATCATATAAAGTTACCCGTATATTAGAAAAGTGTCCAGTTTGTGCTAAATTAGGTAATGATGTTGTAGCTATTGTAAAGAGCGAATCTGAAAAGAATAATGTTAAGGTTATTACATATCAATGCGGGCATGTAGTTCTTAAGAATATTCCGAAGGGTACTCCATATGATTCAATAGTATTTGATGGCAATAAAAACTGCAAGCATCAATTCACTTTACCTGTAAACGCGCAACACAAAACTATATGCAGATTATGTAATGCTAAGAGACCATATCCATTTCAGATTAAAGGTATGGAAGCCATAGAACGCGGTTTAGCATTACATAAAGGTTTCGCGGTATTAGATAGCATGGGATTAGGCAAAGGTCAAATATTATCGGATACAATTCTAACTCCAAATGGATGGAAAAAATTTGGCGATCTGGCAATCAATGATAGTATCATTGGAACCGATGGAAATACTTATAAAGTGACTGCAATCTATGATCGTGGAAGATTACAAGTATTTAAAGTAATGTTTACAGACGGAAATTCTGTAACAGTAGATGAGGATCATTTATGGCAAGTAAATACTCCATCTAGAAATTATAATAATAGCCCAACAATCACCAAAAGTACGCTTGAACTAGAATTTGATTTACAATATCCAAATGGTAACAATAAATGGCAAGTTGAAGTACCATCACCTGCTAAATTCTCAGAGAAAGATTTACCAATAGAACCATATCAACTAGGTATATTATTGGGTGATGGCAGTTTCGCTCAACATCAAATTTCATTCACTTCTATTGATGATGAAATAATTAATTCCTTCCGTTATAATAGAAAAGAAGGAATTAATTATTTTCTAGATAATTCATACCTTCAGATACTTAGAACACTAGATTTAGCAGGTAGAAAATCAGACGACAAATCAATTCCAGAAATCTACAGACTAGGTTCTATTAGCCAAAGATTAGCATTATTGCAAGGTTTAATGGACAGTGACGGTTCCATATGGAATAATGGAGTTATTGAATATACATCGGTATCCCCATACCTAACAAAAGGTGTTAAATATTTAGTAGAATCATTAGGTGGAACAGTCAAGATATCTTCTAAGATTGGGAATTATACTAAGAATAATCAGAAAGTTATTTGCAAGGTAGCTTATAGGGTTATCATAAATATTCCTACCAATCCATTTAGATTGAAAAGAAAAGCCGATTTATATCAGAATAGAGTTAAATATAAGCCAGTCAGAATAATCAAATCAATACACTTAATAGGTATAGAAGAAGTAAGATGTATTAGTGTTAATACTCCCAACAATCTCTATATAACTAACGATTTCATAGTAACTCACAATACTATTCAAGGTCTAGGCTATGTTAAATTCCTTCCTAAAGAAAAGTTGCCAGTTCTATTCGTGGTCAAGTCAGGTCTTAAATATCAGTTCGCGTCCGAAATCATTCGAATATTGGGCGATTCTTACTTTCCAATGATTATCAGTTCTGGCAAGGATGGAGTATTTCCGGGCCTAAAATGTTATATCATTGGATATGACATGTTGCGTAATTTCCCACCAGAAAAGTTAAAGAGTTTGAATATTAAGCTAGTTATATTGGACGAAGTTCAACAGATTAAGAATCCTGATAGTGAAAGATGCAAGCAGGTTAGAGAGTTAGTTCGGGATATAGATAATGTTCTCCCATTAAGTGGAACCCCATGGAAAAATAGGGGAAGTGAATTATATCCAATGTTTAATATATTGGATGCTTCTAAATTCCCTTCATATCAAATGTTCTTGAATAACTGGGTAGACTATAGACAGAATATGAATGGGAAATATAAGGAAGCAGGTATTAGGAATCCTAAGAAGTTTAAGGAATTTGTAAAAGATCTAGTTATTCGCCGAGAACCTGAAGAAGTAATGAAGGAATTTCCTACAATCTCCAGGAATAAACTGGTATGCGAAATTCCTAATGTAGAGCAGGAAGCATATGACCATGAAATGGATGATTTCGTTAAATGGTTTAATGATCTTACATTAGAAGGTAAAGATGTAAATTCTCAAATGCTAATTGCTAAGTTAGCTAGGTTAAGGCATATATTAGGGCTGGCAAAGATACCATTTACAATGGAGCATATTGAGGAATATCTTGAGGAATCTGATGGTAAGCTCCTATTAGGTATACATCATAAGGATGTTGGAGAAATATTTCATATTAAGCTTAAAGCACTATTAAATGAAGATTATCCAGATATTCCATTGCTTAGGATAACTTCTGATATGGATTCTTCTGTTCGTTATGAAGCTCAGATGAAGTTTAATAGTTCTAAGCGCGCGATAATGATAGCATCTACATTAGCAGCAGGAGAAGGTCTTAACCTACAGACATGTGATTATGGTATCCTGCATGAGAGGCAATGGAATCCTGCTAATGAAGAGCAGTTTGAGGGTAGATTAAGAAGAATTGGTCAACTACATAAGGTAAAATTCCAATATGTTCATGCGCGCGGAACTATTGATGTTCATTTTGATAGCATCATAGAAGGTAAGCGCATTAACTTTAATGCGGTTATGAATCATGATTTTCTTCCATTAGATGATGATGCTAAATTTAAGATATGCAAAATCTGTAATAAGAACGAACCTGAGCATGAGATTGCATGGGATGGTGATTCTTTAATGAGAGAGTTAGCAGTCACATTAGTAGAAGATGCTAATAAGAATAAGAAGCTTAGATTAGTTCGAGGGGGTAAAAAGTAATGGCTACAATTGATAATAAGAAAGTTATTGATGATCTTATCACATCCAATGGTTATTATGAAGATGATCCGCGCGCAGCCATGATAGTACAATATATCAATGCATTTGGTAGAATTACATGGGGAGTCACATGGGAAAATGAAGACTTTACCCGACAAGTTAGATATATGGAAGAAACTCCATATGTTAAAAGTCCGAGAGTAATTTGGAGTTCTAATGAATCTCCTAAATGATGGAGATATTATGAGTATCAATGAAGAATTAAAACCAACCGGATATTGCCCGAAATGTGGATATCCAATATACAAATCAGATTTCATACGTTTCATTTCATTAACCACTAATAATCAAAAGGAGCATTCTGCGATTTATAAATGCATTCGATGTCAGGAAGAAGTTAATGAGGATGAGTTAATTCCGTTTTAGGAGATTATCATGGCTTCAACAATGTACGCGCTATCACTTGATCCAATTGCAGAGAATAGTGTTATTGAAGGTTCTGGATTTCCTATATCTGGGCTGCAAGATTTAGGTAATGGTGCTGTAGCATTCCAAGATTTTAATGGTCAATATATTAGTCAGATTTATAACGCGAAAGGTAAGTTTGAGACGCGGCCAGATATTAGCCTGTACTCAACATTTGGTAGAAATGGTAATCTTATTACATCATGGGCTCCAATTGGTAATGGACCAGTATTCACATATTTCCTCGTGACATTAGTTAATGGGTGATTAAATGAGCCGAGCAGCATTATACGCATCATCATCTAAAGGTTTTATTCCAACTCCAATAGTTCAAAGGCCACCATTAACTGGATGGCCTCCAGGTTCATATCAATCTATTCTTCCTTGGGATCCACCTAATACTAGAGATTATCTACGCGCTAATGCATGGGCAGTAGAAATAGAAGGATTACCTTGGGTACCTGGGGCTGCAATGGAGCAACCTCAAAGAATGCTAACATGGTTCCAAGATAGATACCCAATGGAATATCAGATTAAAGGATTAAAGAAGCATGCATCTTATGGATATACCCATTTTATCAGAAGCGCGCCAGATTCTATGCAGGGTAATGGTTTAAGTCTTAACCAACTTGTAGATTCATGCGGTTTAACTAAGCAGTACATTAAATATGTTCACATGTTTATAGGAGCTAAACCTCAAGCATGGGGCGGTCAACCTCAAGATATGTCTACGCAGCAATGGTTAGATTATGCATTCCCTATTATGGAAGCTCTTATGAATGCTAAGGTAGTAGATGAATTTACTCCAGGATGGGAATGGAATTTATGGAATATTGCGGGTGGAACTGAATCTCCATCTATACAAGTTCCGCAATCTATTGCTCAATATGCATTAACTAAGGGAATATCTACATGGATGCATTTCTCTCCACATGTTACATATTGGGGAGCAGATGGTACAGATTGTCCAGATAGGTATAGTTATTGGCAGAATTTACCAGATGTGCGCGGTATTATGTATCAAGGTGATTCTTCTTGGGATATTGGAGAATTACAAGCGCGCATGGTAGATACTTTAAAACAATTTGGTCAGCAGGGTAATGTTCATCTATTTAGAATGTATGAAGATATAGCTTGGATTCAATACATGAATAATCCTCCATCTGAAGCTGATGGCAACCTAAGAGGATATTGTGCATGTTGTGCTACTGATGTAGTAGGTGGAACTGACGCTAAAGATTGGGGATATGGTAATGGGGGTCAGCTTCCTAATGGAGATGTTCTTTAATTCTTAAAGGTCAATTTAAGTAAATATGATATATAAACCAGTTACTAATAAAAGAGTCTTAAAGATGGCGGAGAGAAGAGATTATTGGAAGAGATTTAAGTATAAAGGTCGAGTATTTGTTAAAACATTTCAAAATGTAAGGGAGGTAACTAAAGGATGGAAGTAATATGTCCACATTGCACATCGCCAGATTTAGAGGTAATTGAATTAGAAGTAGATATAGATTACCATAAAGTTACTCCATGTAAATGGTACTGTATTTGCTGTTCAAAAATCTTCTCTTTAAAGGATCTTAATATAAATGGAAATTCTAATACAAAAGAAAAATATCATTCTTGATGCTACTACATTTACATCTGGCATTACATGCGCGCGTATGATGGATTTTAGGTTTAATAATGACCTAATTCCCATCGAAGGTAAATCAAATTCTCTCGAATGCGGATCATTAGTTCATCATATTCTTGAGGGATATTATAAGGGTAAGAGGGATGGATTATCGAATAATGAAGCCGCTTCTAAAGGATTTGATATTGGTAGTATTTATATCCGCGGTTGCCCTAGCTGTATTAATGGGAATTGCACTTCTCACGAAAACGTATTAGAATGGCAGGGATTAAAGAATACTCCGGAAGAATCTACTACGAAACCTAAGAAAACTGGATGGTCTCATGTATTAAAAGTGATGGAAGAGTATTTCGATTATTACAAGAATGATAGTTGGGTTCCCATAGAAATCGAACATGTGAAAGGTAAGGTGATATATGAGGATGATGAGATTCGAGTTCTATGGAAAGCTAAATATGATTTAATCATTGATACCAATGCAGGATTCTTCCCTGTTGATCATAAAAGTATGAGTTATAATTATGAGCTCTCACTTTTGAACAATCAATTTATGGGACAGGCAGTATTACTTAACACGCGCGCCATGATGATTAATACCATTGGATTTCAAACCACTTTAAAACCTGCAGATAAATTTAAGCGCGAAATTAAGAATTATACTCTTGATCAATTAACCGAGTGGTCTCAGGAAATTGTACCATATTGGGCTAAGATTATCGCGATATATCATGAATCTAATATATATCCGCCTAATTTTAGTTCATGTGAAAAGAAGTTTGGTAGATGCGATTTTTATGATGTATGTTCAGTTGATCGTTCAATTAGACAGCAAGAATTGAGAATGAAATTCGTTAAGGGAAGAAAGTGGGATATCTCTAATGTTGATTAAATTATTCATTGAAAATCTCCTAAGATTATATAAAGAGTGGAGATATCACGATGAGGCTGATTACGTTGGGGAAAATCTTCTTAGGCGCATTCGTTATGTATCTTATAATGTTAAGGAATATTAGTTGGGCCTTAGTATGTTCATCATTTGTAACTCTTGTATGGATATTGTTTCATATTAATGAGGTCTAATTTATGATGACTAAAGAAGAAATCATGGAGAAAATAAGATCAAAATCTATTGTGGGAGAATCTGATGATGATTGTTATCTATTCACAGGAGCATTGAATAATGGTCATGGAATTATAAATATTGATGGAAAAAATTATAGAGTTCACAAGCTAGTCCAATGCTTAGAGAATAATTTCCATATTATGGATGATACTATCCAAGTAAATCATAAATGCAAAAATCGAAATTGTTGGAATCCAAAACATACCTATATTGGAACTCAATTAGAAAACGTTCTCGATAGACAACAGAGTCCCCATGCAGTATCAGGTGCGTGGGGCAATAGTCTAAATAATAAATTTAAAACACATTGTCCACATGGTCATGAATATACGATAGCCAATACTCAATTACAGAAATCTCGCACAGGCTTTTACAGAAAATGTAGAGAATGTGCGAGATTGAGTAAGAATTTTAATGGCGGTGAAAGAAAATTACCAGAGGGACAGTATTACTCGTCTAAAAAAAGGTAATATGCCAATATTAACAGACCTTGACCCCGGACTTATTTTTGCACTTTTTAAGGGGGAACCGGGTACTCGTAAATCTACTGCAGCATTAAGTTTCCCATTACCTCAATTTTGGTTCTCATTCGATAAGAAGATGCAATCTATTATTATTCCCGCGCGGAACTGGAATATTAATAAGGATTTAATCGAATTTGAAGATTATAATGATTGGACTAATGCTCGCGCTAAATTAGAAAGATTTCAAATAAATCCCCAACTATCTAATGGTAGACCAATTAAGACTATTATCATTGATAGCATGACCTCAATGGGAGATACAGTTAATCAGCAAACATTACTTACTAAGCGAGGTACTAAAACCAAAGATAATCAAAATGCTGGCAAAGTAATTGGTGGAATCGCGATCAATACAATTGAAGATTATAATGCAGAAATGGCAGCCTTCCAGGAATTAGTAGCACTTCTAACAGATATTCATAAGAAATATAGTATTCATATTGTACTAATCGCGCATGTACTTCAAACCGAATATAAATCTATCGATGGCGAAACCCATATGTCAAGAACTTTAGTTACTGGTGGTAAAAAGGCTGCGGCTAAAGTTCCTGCATATTTTAGTGAGGTATATCATTTTCAGGTAAAAAAGGATTTATCTGGAGGAGGTACATATGAAGCATTAACAGTTCATACAGGAGATGATTTCGCTAGAACCGCGCTACCATTACCTAAAACTCTTGAGATCGGTAATGATCCCTTGTACTCAAAGTACATTGAACCTGCCATTAAGAAGTTAAAAGAAGGTGGTATATTTTAATCTCAATAAACCACAAAACTAACCAAATTAAACTAAGGAAAATAAAATGTTTATCGAATTCACAGAAAAAGATATTCTCCGTTCTAAGATTGTGGAACCTGCCTTTTATCGTGTTAGGATTGAGGATATTGAATCCAAGATTTCTAATAAAGGTGATTCTACCAATTTTAGATTGGAAGGAGTAATTCTCAAGAATGCAGATAATGGTAATGAGAAATATGCTGGAGTTCCTACACCATATCTGTGGTTCTTCAATTCTAAGCAACTTCAACATCTGATTCCTGTTATTCAGGCTGTAGATCCTGCATGGGAAGTTAAACCCGGAGTTAGAGTAGATCCAGAACTTCTGAAAGGTCAGGAATTGGAAGTCTATATCGGTAATGGAACGTATAACAATCAGATTCAGAATCAGATTACTAATCAGTATAGGCCCGTTGTGGAAAAGAGGGTTGTTCGTTAATCTTAGGAGATATAATGCCCACACCTATTAAGGAAGAATTGGAAAATAGATATGCCTATCATCCAGTTCATGGTACTCAATCTGAAAGGTATGGAGAAATTCGCGCTAAGTGTTTAGAATTGGCAGAAGTAATCTGTAACAATACCCCATATTCTAGGGAACAGAGTTTCGCGCTAACTCTATTAGATATGGTAATGATGACTGCTAATGCAGCTATTGCGAGGAATGAACAATAATGAATTTACAAGATACTCTCCCAGATGAAGATAAAGAGGAAGATGAAGAAGCTGAAAATGACGAATCTGAAGAGAGTGAAGAGGATAATACTGAAGAATCTGAACCGGACGATGATAATAATCCAGATGATAAATCTCTTGAAGTTAATTTAAGATAACAAGATTCATCCATGATAATTCGCACAAATTAGTTCGGTATTCTGTATTAACTCTACTTTCCCCAGCAGATTAATACATTGGGGGTTTCCCTTAAGAATGCTTATTAATGGTTGGTTATAATCAACCCATGATATAACCGCTGGGGCCATTAATAAACCTCGCATATAGGCCGACGGCGTTAAGAATTTCGTGGATGATAGGGCTGGTACTCTAATATATGTCATTCCCTTAAGGGATCATGGCCTCTATATTAGTTACCAGCCCGCATTTTCATAATTAAAATATGCCAAAATATGAATAAAATATGCCAAAATATGAAGTAAGAAGAACTCTGATAACTCATGAAGTAATTCAGTTCGAGGCTGATAATTTAGAAGTAGCTCGTATAATCTCAGTAAAAAATAGTTTTAAGCGCGCTAATAAGATGATAATCTTGAATCATAAAGGTTACGATTATGAGGTAAACTCTATAATAGAAATAGAATCGTGACATTTAAAGATAAATATAAATCTGAAGAAGTTTGGGATAAGAAGATAATGATAATATCTTTATACCATAATACCATGTTATTAACTCATAAAAGATGGAGAATGATAGATACTGCTAAATATTTTTGTAAGTCCTTAGCTTCTATTTCTGAAGATTTAAAGATTGCTAAGGCTTTACATGAAGGTTTAGAATTTAATTCAAGGAAGCATGCATTAAAAATTATAAGGAATGGTAATGACGGTATATGAATTGAGAAGTTATTTTAATGAAAAGTTTGGATTAGATGATTGGCCTAAACAGTATGCAGTAACGCCCGAGACGTATGCAAACGTTTGTCAATTTATATTTGAGAGAACAGTTCTTAAGCAATCTCAAAATCCATTTGCTGATAATCCTGAATTAAGTTGGATAACTATATCAGTTGGTCCTAATTGCGGTATTATGTTAAAAGATGTCGAATTAATAATGCTACCAAAATGAGCGAAGATAAAACTAGAGTCGAGGGAAATGGAAATCCATACGCGAAAATTGCTATCATTGGTGAGTCTCCTTCTTATGATGAATTAAGAACTAAGCGCGCATTTACAGGGCCAGCAGGTAAATTACTTGACAGTATATTAAAAGATGCTGGTATTAACAGAGCAGATTGCTGGGTAACTAATGCATGTAAGTATTTTGTTACCCCAGAACCTAAATTTGGAAGAAAGATTCCATTTAAAGTTCGCGCTAAGAATGATGGTATAGACTTACAGGAATGTTATAATGAGTTACAGGTGGAAATTAATAATATTAAGCCTAATATCATTATTGCTCTCGGGGGTACTAGTCTTTATGCCGTATCCGGTAAGTCTCCTATCACTGATTACCGTGGGAGTATTCTTAGTGGTATTGTGGGTACTAAAGTAATAGGAACATTTCATCCGGCAATGCTTCTTCATACTCAGAAGGATTATTGGCAGAAGTATATTATTCAATTCGATTTTGTACGCGCCCTTAAACAAAGTTATTTCCCAGAAATTATTCGGCCATCTCGAATATTAAGGGTTGCTAAATCGAGCGCGGATTTATATGATTTTATATCTCGAAAGAAACCGCGCAAAGGTACAAAATTTAAACTCGCGATAGATATTGAAGCTAAGGAATGCATTCCAATTTGTATTGGTATTGCATTTGATCAATATGAAGGTCTTACTATCCCTCTTTGGAATGTTGATGGACATAGTACTATTCCTGATTCTGATTTATCTCATCTTTGGCTCTTATTAGCAGAGCTATTATATGACTGTGATATCTTACCAATTGGGCAAAACTTCAAGTATGATCAGGATAAGATTGAGCGTCTTGGGTTTGGAATCAGGAAGTTATATAGTGATACTCTTCTTAAGGGTTTTGCCATTAATCCTGAGTTACCCAAAAATCTCGCATTCTACACATCTATATATACAGAAGAACCTTTCTACAAAAATGAGGGCATGTACGAGGGTTCGCTTGAAGAATTATTCTTGGGTTGCGCGCGAGACGCATGTTGTACATTTGAAGTAGAATCTAATATGGATCGCGATTTAGATGAACTTCACATGCGCGATTTCTATAATAATTTCTTGATGAGACTTCATGACTCTTATCTTAAGACTGAAAATATTGGATTTCGCGTTAATCATAGTGTACGTGATGAGCTATTACGTAAGTATATTACTTGGACGGAAAGATTGAATTATAAACTCTTTGAAGTTGCGGGTGCTATTATTAACGTTAATTCTCCAAAGCAAGTATCATCCCTTCTTTATGAGAATTTTAAGATTCCGAGTCGCGAGGGTACTGGTGAAGAAGTTCTTACACAGTTGCTTTCAAACACTGTCAAAAGAACAGATCATAGAAGAGCTATTGAAATTATACTTGAAAAGAGAAGAGTTGATAAAACTATAAATACTTATCTAATGGCCCTTCCCGATTATGATGGCCGTATGAAGACTACCTATTTCTTATGCCTAGAGACTGGTAGAACTAGTACAGGTCAGCAAGATCCACCTATTAGACCTTGGATTAGAATCCCGAAAAGGAAATATACTGTAAATGAGGATGGAGAGATAATAACTAAGAAGGGGAAGAAATCTAAAGCTAAAAAGAAAGAGAATTCAAAACATCCTGAAGATAGAGCAATGGGAATAGCATTCCAAACCATGACTAAACATGGTGATATTGGTAATGATATTCGTTCCATGTTTATTCCAGATCCTGGTGAAGTATTCATTAATATTGATTCATCTCAAGCTGAGGCTAGAGTAGTATTCTTACTCGCTAATGATGAACAAGCATTATATGATATTGATCATCACGATTATCATGCTCTTACGGCATCATGGTTCTTTGGTGGTTCTGAAGATGATTGGTCTAAATCTAAATGGGGATATGAGCATCCTGTTAGATTCTGTGGTAAAACTCTTAGGCATGCATGTCATTTAGGTGCATCTAAGAATCGCGCAGCTTTAACCGTTAATACTGATGCCAGGAAATATAAGATTAAAGATTCTAATGGTGATCTCTTTAACATTAGTGAGAAATTTGCCGGCGAAGCTATTAGAATATTTCATGCAAAACAGCCATCTATTCAAAAGAATTTTCATGCTGGAATTCAATCAGCTTTATCCGTTAACAAAAGAAGATTAATAGCGGGGTTACCATATGGAATCGAATCTGAAACCGGAGGAACAAGAATCTTCTATGATAAATGGGGCGATGAACTATTTAGACAGGCATATTCTTACATACCCCAACGAACCGTATCAGATAATACTAAATCTGCCAAATTACGAATTGAGGATAAATTACGAGGGATCAAAATTATCCTTGAAAGTCACGATGCATTATTACTCTCTTGCAGAATTAACGAGGTTACTGAAGTTGCTAGAGTTGGAAAAGAGGAAATGGAAAAAGATATCAATTTTACAAATTGTAGCCTTCCACGACGGAAATTAAGCATCCCTGCTGAAGTAGAAATAGGCGATAATTATATGGAGTTTCAGAAATTTAAGGAAGTGATTAATGCATAAAAGACAGGACCTATATGACTTAAAGCCAAGGTATATCTTTTCAGAAGAAGAGTTAAAAGTATTATGGAATTGGCTCCAATTTCAAACTTTACCACATAACAATGATGCATTAAAAGAACTTGTAAAACAAATTGGCGACTTTGCATATACCGTCAAGAAATGACCTTAATAGACGAGGTTCTAATCTCCCATATGGAGATGGAACCTCCGCAATCATTTTACTATTGGTCTACTTTAGCGGTTATATCTGCTGTAGTAAAGGATAATGTATATTTAGATAGGTCTGCATTCAAAACTTATCCTAATATATACGTCATGCTCCATGCAGATTCAGGACTTAAAAAGGGTCCACCAGTATCTTTAGCCAAGAGATTAGTGAGAGCCGTTAATAATACAAGGATAATAAATGGAAGAAGCTCAATTCAAGGAATTCTCAAAGAGCTTGGAACTGCGGTTTCAAGCCCTGGAGGTCTCATTAATAAAAAGTCTACCGGATTTATCGTCGCTTCAGAGTTCACAAGTGCAATTGTTAATGACCCAGCGGCTCTTACGATTCTTACAGATTTATATGATAGAATGTATAATGAAGGAGAGTATGCCTCGCTCCTAAAGATGGAGCAATTTAAACTTCACGATCCTACTATTACTATCTTAGTCGCCACGAATGAAGCTCATTTTGATGATTTTGTAGGTAATAAAGATTTTAAAGGCGGCTTTATAGGTAGAATGTTCGTTATAGCAGAGAGTGAAGTTAATAGGCTTAATGCATTAATTCGACCCCTTAAAATAACTCCCAATGAAACTGAATGGATTAAATATCTAAAGGAAATAGGAAAATTAAATGGTCCATTCGATCCAATATATGATAAACCAGCAGGTAATTTATATGAAGAATGGTATCATAAATTCTATGGAGATGTTAAAGAGCAGGGTGTAGCAGATGAGACGGGTACTATTAATAGGATTGGAGATTCAGTTCTAAAAGTAGCAATGCTTCTTGCACTAGCTAGAGAACCTAGGTTAGTTATAGAATTAGGAGATATTGAAGAAGCAATCATGAGATGTGAGACATTTATTGGAAGTGTTAGGAAGACTACTCTCGGTAAAAGTGGTAAATCAGCATCCGCGCTACAAAAGAGAATGATATTAGAAGAATTAGTATCTCGGCCTAATCATTCCGTATCTAGAGAAATATTACTGAAGAAATATTGGATGCATTTTAGCTCATCAGAATTAGATGAAATTATTCAATCTTTTGAAGGAGGAGGTTATATCACATCATCAGCAGTAGGAAATCAAATTATTTATACAATGCCTCAATCTAGGGCTGAGGAAATTAAGAATTATTTTAAGGGCAAGTAATGTTCCAGCTTCCTCCCTATAATTGTTATAAATGTGGTAGGTTATTAGATGCTTCATCTCATATAAATGATGCTAATATCAAACCAAATCCTGGAGATTTTACAATTTGCATATATTGCGCGTCAGTATTAGTATTTAATGATGATCTAACCGCGCGCGCAATTACTGATGAAGAATTATTAGCTCTTTCAGAGGAAAGTAGGCAAATAATTATTGAAGCAGTAGAACAAATTCTGAACTTTATATCTTCTAAAAGGAATAAATGATGCTCGTAAACTATGTCGGAATGCTAATGCAATTTCATCAAAAGTTTGAACATTATATCTCATTAACTCCCGAAAGGCATGATACTGTACCTAAAAAGGTATTTAAATTGAGGGAAAAGCTAATTGAAGAAGAATTTAAGGAATTTCAAAATGCTCAAACGAGAGTAGAAATTGCGGATGCTCTAGCAGACCTTCTATATGTAGTATTTGGTACCTGTGTAAGCTATGGAATACCTATTGATGAAGTTTTCGCGGAAGTTCATAGAAGTAATATGACTAAATCTAAATTTAAGAGTGAATATGGTAAAACTAAGAAGGGTAAGAATTATGAGGAGCCAAATCTTAAGCCAATTATCGAAAGGGCTCTAAATAATAGCGTAGTTGATATTTAAGGGTTGATATTTAATATGAAGGAGGCTAAATGGCAAAGAAATTAAAAATGAGCGAGCATCAAGTTTATATGAATGAAAAGAAAGGACCATTTAGATGCGATAATTGTGAATATTATGGTTCTACAAATCACTGCAATAATGATGTAATTGTTCAATTAGCTTATGATGGTAAGTTCGGTCTCTATATTGATAATGGCCATGCATGGGTAGATCCTGCAGGCTGCAGTGATGAATTTAAGAGAAAGTAATATCATGACAGATTCATTAAATGTACATGTAAGAGATAACTATAAGAGAACTTGCGAATTTTGCTTAAAGGAAATAGAAGGTAAGCCATTCTACTTACCATCTATTAATTCGTCAGGTAAAAAGTTGCAGACTAGATGCTGTAAATCTTGTTTCTGGGCGCGTCATACTATTCAGATGGATATTAATCCTGAAGGTGATATTTAAGGTCTAAGATTTGGATTAATTCTAAATGATTGTTGATTTCCCGGTGGGATAACTTGGTGACCTAATTCTGCGCTACCTACTAATGGAATATCTCCAATAGCTTCTCTACCAATTCCTTTGAAATTCTGTTGACCTAAATTACCTAACAATTTCGATACATCTTCAGTAGCCGTGCCACCAATTAGATTTAATAATCCTGTCGGAGATGCTAAAGATTGGAATAAATCTGTACCAATACCAGGAACCCATGATGCCGCGGTATTATCCATTAGATGATTAATTATTGGATGATTCCCAGTAATTCTTTTGTAATAATCTCCGCGCTTTCCATATTCTTCATTAAATACCTGCATAAAAGGCTTACCTTCATATGCACTTAATCCCATAGCCTTTAATGCGGTCTTACTATCTCCAACTGTTTCCCCAAATACTTGACTTAGCGCGACCGCTAATGGAATATTCCTTACCGGATTTTCCATGATCGCGTCTTTAACAATCTTACCATGCTGAAATGCGAATTTCTTGAAAATTAATGGTAGCTGTAATAATGGCTCACTCATTCCGTATGGAACTTTTCTAGCTTCCGCTAAACCCTGAGTCATTTCAGCAAATCTACCGCCAGCCATATTCAATTGCTCAGGAGTTAATTCTTTTTGAGTTATAACTTTCGTTGGATCCTCTAACACTAAATTTCTTAATCTTTCTAATTGCCCAATATCGTTAGGTGTGGATTTAACTTTATCAAACAAATCCTGTGCTAATCCCTTACCCATACCAGCAGATACAGTTCTAAAATAATTATCAATTCCGCGCATTCCATATAAACCTACTGGATTAGCATTATTATTTATTTCATCCATTACCGCGGAACCAATATTATGTGTTACTCCAGTAGAATTCTGTAAATCGCGCGCGTAGCCACTATTTACCAATACCTTAGTAGCCTCATTAACAAAATCTGATGCATTTCCTCTCATCATCATAGGAATAGAACTATTTAACTTACTTAATGCAAATCTAGATAAGTGTAAATAACTCTCCATTCTTGAGCCTAATGCTCCAACTTTCGCGCCAATTTGATCCGCATATGAAGATGGATCATCTCTATATGGTAAGCTTCTCTTAAGCCATCTTAAGGTATCTGATGGGTTAGGAGTAGACTCGATCATATCCTTTAATGGAGAACCATTAATATCACGCGGTCCTAATTCTTCCGCAGTAGCTAATCTTCGCGCTGCATTATTAATATATTTAACTAATACATCCGGAGTTTTATCATAGCCTTCTAAATCTGGAATTCTTTGATGCTGAAATGGAGCTAATTGCTCTCCAAATTTCCTTCTCATTTGAAGATATTGTAACGCTTCATTTCGCGACATTCCACTATCTACCAATTTATCAACTATATCAGGTTGATCCCAAAATCCTTCTGGATATGAATGTGGAAAGTAATCATCGGCCATCTTAAATGGAACTTCTTTACCAGCTAAAGATTTAGTGCTAATTCCTGAATTTTCTAATCTTTGGCCAATTCCCTGCAATGTCTGACTAATGTTATCTGCTCTAGCTTGAATATCAGCATTTGGAGCATTTGCACCTTCAATAGTATCTACAACCTTATCAAAATCTTCAGGATCTAATGAATTTCTAACTGAAGATAACCATTGAGAACCATAAGATCGCGACTTTAATGCTGCTCTATCTACAGACATTCCAATAGCTTGACCTACTGGACCTTGTTGATCAAATCTAGCTTCAATAGAAGTAAATGGATTAGCTTCTTTAACTTTATCGATAAATGATTTATTTTTAACTAAATTTCCTGCCGCGGAAATCATTTCAGGCTGACCAGTTTTTAATGCTTCTTTAGCAACTTCTCTAGTAGGATTTGATAATGGCTGATTAGGAATTTCGCTTATAGGCTGCCCACTATTAGATTTAAGTAATTCCGCGGGTTGACCTGTACCTAATGATGGAGTTTCGGATATAGAAGGAGTCTCTAAAGTTTGCGGTAGATTAGCTGTTACTGGAGATGGAGGCAATGCTAGTTGAGGCTTAGAAGGCTCAATAAATGGTACTTTATTTGGAGAATCACCAGCAAATGTTTGACCCATTTGTGGATTAGTTCTTAAATTTTGTTCTGATCCAAGTTGAGATTCAGGAGCGCCTTTACCTGGAATTGGCATTGGATTAGCTAAAATTGAACCTAAACCACGAATAATACTTCCACCATAATATGCGTTAGATGGATCTAATTTATTGGCTAACCAACCAGCACCAGTCTCAATACCAGGAATATGAGTCTCCATTCCAATCGGCGCGGGAGTTATACCTTCCTTAGCATATTTGGCTTTAGTCTCATCATCCATTCCATACCAAAATCTCTGCAATAATTGCCTACCATATGGATGATTCTTCATGAAATCTTTAGTAGCATCACTAGCTACATCCATGAAGCTTTTATCTGATTTAGGCTGATCTGATGGCTGATCTGGTAATGTACTTAATATACTTTTAGGAGGTTGATCTGGTAATTGATCCAATATAGATTGAGGCATTACCATTTACCTA